CTGAGCACAAGAAAAACCAGCCTATGTTCGCACCATATCCATCAGATCAAACATTTTATATGTATCACAATGATTTTTTTACATATAACTCTGGTGATTGGACTATAACAACTACTGAGGCTGGTACAGGTAGTGCAACTGAAGCTGTTACTTCTTCAGCAGGAGGAGCTTTATTGCTCACCAATGCTGCAGGAGATAACGATTTAGACTTTTTACAACTAAAAGGTGAAGGGTTTAAATTAAGCACAAGTAAGAAAGCATACTTTTCTGCTAGATTCAAAGTAAATGATGTAGATCAGTCTGATTTTGTTATGGGTCTTGGTATCACAGATACAACACCTCTTGACACTACAGATGGTGTTTTCTTCATTTCTGCTGACGGTGATGCAGGGTTAGATTTCTTAGTAGAGAAAGATAATACTGCTACTACAACAGAAGATGTAGCAACCATGGCAGATGATACATTCATCACAACGACCTGGTTTATTGATCCAGATGCCTCAAAAGTGTTTTATTCAATAAATAATGCTGCTCCAGTTGGTGTTGCAATCACAAATTTACCAGATGACGAAGAACTAACCGTATCATTTGGTATACAAAATGGTGAGGCTTCAGCACAAACTATGACTATTGACTACGTTGTAGCAGCAGTAGAAAGATAGGAGTAAACAATGGCAGATACAGTAACTTCGCAAACTATCCAAGATGGTGAAAGAGTCGCAGTATTAAAGTTTACTAATGTATCAGACGGTACAGGAGAATCAGCAGTTAAAAAAGTTGATGTTTCAGCACTAACTACAAATAGTGCTGGTGAATCTTGTACCAGTGTTTCTATAGCTCGTATTTATTGGGCTTGTGTTGGTATGAGAGTAAACATCGAGTTTGATGCTAGCACAAATGTCTTAGCTATGCCTTTACCAGCAGATAGCACAGGAGATGAATATTATGATTTATTTTCTGGCATACCAAATAATGCAGGTTCAGGTGTAACTGGAGATATAGACTTTACAACTGTTGGTCACTCAAGTGGTGATGCTTATTCCATTATATTAGTTTTGAATAAAAACTATTGATAAATGGCTACTAGGAAGCGAGCAAAACAAGTACGCAGAACAGTAGGAAAAGGTGGTAATTACCGCCCCACTAAACAAGGGGCGGGAATGACCAAAAAAGGCATAAAAGCCTATAGAAAAGCAAATCCAGGATCAAAACTTAAAGGTGCGGTCACTGGCAAAGTTAAAAAAGGTAGCAAAGCTGCAAAAAGACGTAAGTCCTATTGTGCAAGATCTCTTGGACAGTTAAAACGTAGCTCTGCTAAAACAAGAAACAATCCTAATTCTAGAATTAGACAAGCAAGAAGAAGATGGAAGTGTTAAATGGCTAAAGAAAAAATAAAAAAAGTAATTAAAGGGTTGCAAAAAGCAAGCAAGACACACGCAAAACAAGCTAAAACATTACAATCCATAAAAATGAAAAAAGGTGGTAAAGTGAAAAGCGGCGGAAAAATTTGTCCAGCAGGAAAGGCTTGGGCAAAGCGTACTTTTGATACATATCCTTCAGCATATGCAAATATGGCCGCATCAAAATATTGCAAAGATCCAAACTATGCAAAAGGTAGCAAAAGAAAGAAAAAAGCAAAAGGCGGACTTGTCTCCATTAGAGGTCAAGGCATAGTAATGAGAGAAAGATTAAGATAATGGGTCAGTTAGCTGAATGGAGAAAACAAAACTGGGTCAGAATAGGCACAGATGGATCTATTAAAGGACCTTGTGGTACAAGCAAAGATAAAAAAAATCCAGATAGATGTTTGCCTGCAGCTAAAGCCAGAAGTTTATCAAAATCAGAAAGAGCAACAACAGCAAGAAAAAAGAAAAGAGCAGGTGCTAAAGGTAAAACGGTAGTTGCAAACACAAAAAAAGCAAGAGTTTCAGTCCAAAAAGGAGGATTTATGCTAAAAAACAAGAAAAAAGCAGATTTAGACAAAGATGGTAAAATATCTTCGTATGAAATGAAAAGAGGTATGGCTATAGAAAAAGCTATGAAAAAACAAAATCGTGCTAAAATGAAAAGCGGTGGTTTTATAGCTAAGGGTTGTGGAGCTGTAATGAACAACCGAAGAAAAGTTACAACTATTAGTTAGGAGACATTATGCCAAAGAAAAAATCAATAGATCCAAAACAACAAGCAAGACTTAACGCGAAAGTAAGACCAGACGAGCCAGTATCTGATGAGCGTATTTATTATAATATGCCCAAAAAGAAAGCTCCTGCAAAAAAGAAAACACCTGCTAAAAGAGGCAGACCAAAGAAAAAGGATTAATTATGTTTAAAAGAACTAAATATTACGCTACTGGTGGTTCTGTCAAAAGCAGTAAATATATGGCTAAAGGCGGAAAGGCATCAAAATATATGGCAAAAGGAGGCAAAGCATCAAAGTATATGGCAAAAGGTGGTAAAGCATCTAAGTACATGGCTAAGGGTGGCAAAGCCTCTAAATATATGGCTAAAGGGGGTAAGGCTAGTAAGTATATGTCTAAAGGCGGTGCTTAATTAACATTTTAAGATAAAGGGGGTTACTTTGTCGTATTTAATATCAAACATACCACAGTTTAAATGCTGGGTAAGAAAAGAATTTACAGCTAATCATCAAAAATACCATGGTGAGTATTTACATGCACTAGCTTTCGCAGTTAATACTATACCAGATAGATCTTTATCTTTTCAGGTTGTATTTACAGGGTGTGAAACCGATTTAGAGGGACAGCCAGATGAAAACATACATGGTGGTGCTATGTGGGCAAGGATGCCAATACAAGCTCTTATAGCTGATGTGCCTTTAGAAGAGTGGCCTACACCTATGGAAGATCATTTAGCACAACCCTGGGACTGTTTATCGCATCATCATTCAGTAGTAGTTTTAGATAGAGTAAGCTCATCACCATGGATATGTAAAATAGATGGAGAGTTTCATACAGGTACTTATATGTTTACAGTAGATTATACAGAACATTCTATTGCTGATGATTCTGCTCAACATAAGCAATCACATGTGTTATATTTAACAGATGCTGGTGAATATACTGGTAACTTTGTAGCTTTACCTAATAACAGAGTAAGGGCTACAAACCCTGCTTTGTGGCGTGTAGGTGAGGGTCCACCAGACTTTTCACCTAGTCAATGGATTCACTCAGCAGAAAAACATGATAGTTATATGGACTCAAATATTACTTTTGACAATCTATATAACCAAGATGATAGGAAAGACTAATGGCATTATCAGGTAGTACAAATTTTGAACCAAATGTTACAGAATTTATTGAAGAAGCTTATGAAAGGTGTGGTGCTGAATTAAGAACAGGATATGATCTTAAAACAGCTATAAGAAGTGTTAATTTAATGTTAGCTGAATGGGCTAATAGGGGTTTAAATCAATGGACTATCGAACAAGCCACACAAACAGTTACAGAAGGCACAACAGATTATTCTTTAGATTCTAATGTTATTGATGTTTTAGATATTGTTCTACGTAGAACAATTAATCAAACACAAACAGATATAAGCATGAATCGTGTTAGTAGATCTGAATATCTGAACATACCAAACAAAACAACAAAAGCACGACCCTCACAATTTTTCTTTGACAAATTATCTACACCATCAATTAAAATATGGCCTGCACCAGAAAACAGTACCGATATATTAGTCTTTAATAAACTTGTAAGAATGGATGATGCAGACAAAGGAACAAATACGATGGATATGCCGTTCAGGTTTTATCCTTGCTTTGTAGCTGGTCTAGCTTATTATTTGTCACAAAAAAAGAATCCACAATTAACACCACAATTGAAAGCTTTATATGAAGAAGAATTTAGAAGAGCATCAGACCAGGATGAAGATAGAGCTTCATTCAGAGTAAGACCTGATATTAGGATGAATTAATGGCATATGCACTTGGTAAATTTGCTAAAGGTTTATGTGATAGATGTTCGTTTGAATATAAACTAAGTGAATTACGTGAAGAATGGAATGGTGCAAAAGTTTGTCCTGATTGTTATGAGCCTAAACATCCTCAACTAGAACCATTAACTGCTACAGCAGACCCAGAGGCGTTATATAGACCAAGACCTAATAACGATAATGAAGCTGGAGAGGGCTTTGTGGTTGTTATATACACAGATATAGAAAAAAGTAATTTTATGGATCCTAACATTATAGGATCAAATTTTTCAATAGATGGCATGACAGGATCAGTTGGCTCTACAACAATTTTTACTACGCAAACAACACCATCTCCCTCACCAACACCCACTGCTGAGCCAACAGGAGTTAGTGCAACAGCAAGCTTAGGATCAGTCACTGTATCAGTATCTGCCACTACACTTTACGCAGTAACAGTTGCAGAATATTCAGGTGCTAATTATTTTTACATCGATGGTGTTAGAGCTCCTACGCTAAGCTTAACAGAAGGTAGAACTTATCAATTCGGTCAATCTGATAGTAGTAATGCTACACATCCTTTAAGAATATCTACAACCTCTAATGGTACGCACGCTGGTGGATCAGAATATACAACTGGGGTAACAACTTATGGCACTCCAGGCAGTGGTGGTGCTTACACTGAAATAACAGTTGCCTCAGGTGCTCCAACACTTTATTATTACTGTAGTAATCACTCAGGTATGGGCGGACAACTAAATACTTAATATGACATTATCAGAATTAAAAACATTAATACAAAACTATGTAGAAAATTCAGAAACTACATTTGTAAACACACTCGATGATTTTATAAAAAATGCTGAAGATAGAATTTTTGAACTAATACAGTTTGATTATTTTCGTAAAAATGTAACAGGTTCATTAACAGCAGGTAATACTTACTTAACAGCTCCTTCTGATTTTCAAATGTCATTTTCTTTGGCAGTCATTGATGCTAACGGTGATTATCATTATTTAGATAAAAAACATACAACTTTTATGAGAGAATTTTCAGTAGATCCTACAGATACGTCTGAAAGAGGTAGACCTCTATATTATGCAGATTTTGATAAAGAGCTCTCTACAGCGACTAACAACGGCTCTACACTTATTTTAAGCCCAGTGCCAGATCAAGCTTATGAAGTAGAATTACACTATCTTTACAAACCTACTTCAATAGTTTCAGACACAACAGGCACTTGGCTTTCACAAAACGCACGAAATGCACTATTATATGGTTCATTAGCAGAAGCTAATATTTTTTTAAAGGGCGAAAGCGATATGCAACAGCAATACGAGCAACGCTTTCTACTTGAAATAACGAGATTGAAAAATCTTGCAGAAGCTCGCGGAAGGAGAGATGAATACCGT